GTCTGAACGGAGACTGCCGGACCTGCCCCCAGGTGTTGCGTGAACAACACCTGTTTCCAGGCGGCATGGTGCTAAGGATGCACTCAACTATTTCCTCCAAAGCCCCGTAGGGCAAGGAGTTAGTATGGGAAAGGTGCCTTTAGCACGTGCCTGTCAAAGCACCGCGCTATGCTCGTTTCCTCACGAACTGGGCATACATTTCAGGGACCCCCTTCGGGGGAGCTACTGAGATGAAGATACTAAGTGAGAGCTTCAGTCTGCTGACCCTAAACATGGGTAGAGATTCTAATGATACTTTCTAAAAGAACTCATCCATGTTCGGCAGATCATCGTCATCGTCCCCGGGCTTGACCACGGAGGGAGTTTCCACTTGGCCTGTTACTTGTTTATTAACAGGTACGGGCTTTTGCTCGAGAACGGTCGTCGAAACGACCTTCCCACTGCTGATTTCACCGTATGGATCCCGCCCTTCCGCAGCAACCTCCGCAGGAGTCATCGGAGCTGCCTTGCTCCTCAGATTCGACCAGTGTTTGTACACTGACGTCACCTTCAGAGCATGCGGATCAACCTCAGTCCTTACCGTTGCCTTTGTTGAAGGCAGCGGGACCAGTCCTGCTTTCTCCACAGATCTCCATATCTGCGACAAGATTGCAGAGACCTGCACCAAGTTAAACTTGATGTTAAGTCTTTGTAAATGTGCCAGAGCTTCCGAAGCCTTCACAATGGAGGTTTCGGCTTCTAGCATGGCCTTGTTTGCGTGTCCATCAGTTATCACCGTTACTGGATCCTCTAACTTATCCAAGAAGAATAAATCCTCCTGGTAAGCTTCAAGGGAGTCCAATGCAGGCTTAATGAGGACACTCTGCACAGACTGGCAGAATGGCGAAAAGGCCGTTAGAGTATCCTCTGGGAGAGGACGACTCGTATCGGCTGATTCCGACCATAGCCATTCCGGCCATGTTTTGAAGGCAAAACGAGAGCCAATTGTGGGGTTCGTCAAGGTGACGGCAAGAGCTCGTGCCCGCCGGTTCATGTTTGACCAACGTGCAGTTGAGATGCCAGATGCCACCTTAAATCCAGCGCCGAGAGCCCTTAGGAAGTTAGCCAACGTTCCGCGTGTCGACCAGGCCGCTAAGGCCACAGCTACAGACGCCTGCCCTTGGGCAGCCGCCCAGAACTTCGCAGGGAGCCCACTGACGTCCTCTCCTCGAAAGAAGAGGCGCTTCGCGAACTCCAAGCTCCGCCCTGTTGACACCATGGACTTTTGAAGCCCAATCTTCACACGTAATAGCCGACATAACGCCCGGTACTTCTTGGCTACACGGTCGTGAGCGATGACTACGTCATCGCCTAGCACCGCGTACAGGATGAACCAACCCGTTATCCCCGCTCGGTATGCGCTGTACTGTACCATAGCATGGTGTATAAAGGCGAGCATTCCCCAGGAACTATAGGCTCCCATAGGTTGACCCGTACCGTACTTCAAGAACCTAGAGGAAAGTAGCAACCCCTTTGCTACCTTCTTAGGGATGGCATACGGCCGTCCAACTAGTAGGTTGGCCCAAGCCCTGGCATATGCAGGCCCAAATATTTGTGCCAGAAGCAGTTCCTGCAGACGCACGGGTATACAGTCAGTTGCAGCGGACAGATCATAAGAGTATATCGCCTGAGTTGGAGAAACCGCCTTCAGGAGCCTCCGGACCGGCGCGAGCTGGTCGAAGGTTCCATCTTGCGGTAACTCTCTCAAGATATCAAATAACCAATCATGCAACGGCTTTAAAGCCCATTGCGTCCAGATATCTGCTAAGGCCACCACCCGTACCTTACCTGCAGGCTCCGGGAGCAGGGCTAGTCGCCCACACAAGTTACTTCCCCACCCATGAGCATTGGCCTTTGCATCCACGCCCTCCAGTCTCTCTGTCGAGAGACCTTTGGGTTTCGGAGCTCGGGTTACTGCGCGGGCCATTGGGAGATATTGCGCCGTGTGCTCCAGAAGCGTCCAAAACGACCTAGTCGTTCCATAACCACCCGGTATAAGCCGTAAGTAGTCTAGGAGGATGTTGGTACCTAGCCCATAGAAACCGTCTTGCGACAGCCTCGGGGCCTCGCCTGTAGGGACATAGTTAGTGTCCTCCAGAGCGGTTTTGGTCCACCGGCTCGCCGAAGAGAACCGATGTGCATAAGCAGTTGGTGTACCGGATAGGTGGTGTGGTACAGGCATTCGGTCTAGTTTAAGTCCGTTGACGAAGCCCGCTATTCGCGGGTCTTCACATCTATCAGCGGACACTGAAGAGATCACAACTGGTACCGGCTTGGTGAGGACGGATGTCCCCACATCTACCAGAGGCCGATCCGTGTGTTGGCTAACCATTGGAAGGAAGCGATTTCGGACGAACGCTACCCAGTCCTTTTCGAACCAGGGCGTCATCTTAGGCGCTGGGGCCAGAATCGTTTCGAAACTGACCTTTCCCTTACATGGTATCACACGGTAGATTCCAAAGAAGCTTAACCAGAGCTGGATTGTCAGCTTGTCGCCAAGCCGGATCTTCCGCCTTGCGAAGGCAGGTATGACCCGAGGGAGACCATCCCTTGAGCAGGCTACTGCCACTCCCCCGACCCTTCTCGAGTCGAAGGAGAGTAGGCTACCAGGCAACGCTTGAACCAGCAATACGTTGCAGGTCTTCAGATAAAGAACCAGGCCTTTTTGGCCCGAATTCCGACCGATGGTCACACAAGTCCGAGCGAATGTTGCGAGTTGGATGATTAACGAGCGGGACACCTTACCTGCCACCAGCCGAACCCAGGAGATCCCGGGCTCTAGCCAGTGGCGCCAGACTTTTAGATCTGGGCGCCATGAAACAGCTCTATTGAGGATCCTTGTTTGCTTGAGTCTAAGACTCTGCAAGAGGAATTTCATAGAATAATATCTAGGGTGCCTCTGGGAATGGGAACTACTGTTTCACCTTCGGTTTCCCGTCTCCACCCATTGGGGGAGGGGGGCCGCAGGCGCTCTTGGTAGAGTCGGCCAGGAGGCCGCTCAGGGAATCAGACAACTACGCAGCGTAGTCGTGTGGCCCCGCGATCAACCCGATATGGGCAGCAGACCATATGTCTATGGTCTATGCTTGCTTCGTTCGATGAGTGGTTCACTCACCACTGTAATCCTCGAGTGCCAAGAATCTTAGTGGTGGAACGGTTAGTCACCTTCCACACAAAGTGTTGTCGCATTTCCACCGTACAGACGCGTCGCCTTGTTGATACCTGACACTGTTAGGTACGGCCTGGGCGGCTCCGGTGGTCTCAGCTTGACAATTGAGGCAGAAGCCCCAACGCTACTGATCCAGTCGGTACACCACCCAGATCGTCCCTTGTTACATGTTCATTGCTATCCTGGTTTCCCAGGGTTTGCTCCAGGCGAGTTAGGACGTTCGAGGCCAATGGTCTCTAACTCTAATTAACCTGTACAACCCGCAGTAAGGGTTGTGAGAACCGCCGGTGGCGGCTCCCAGCCCCGCCCTACAACCCCTTTACTGGCATCCCAGCGTAGAGGAAGAGGATAAGGACTGGCAAGCATGTCACGTTCTGACCTGGTTAGACCCAGAGAACCCCCGTAGGGGTTCTCAGGACGCTTCGCGTCCCTAGCCCGGGTAGAGCTAAGGCAAAAGCTTCAGTCTCAATTACTTAAGACTCTCCCCCGTCCGCGAAGCCAAGAACATGCATGGGCATGCTAACAGAGACCAACGATTTGGGTGCACGGTAGAAACTGTGCTCAGAGGAGGATGGTCCGTGGGACCTGCCCCTAGGATGCACGCGCTCAATCTTAGAGCCTTGTCTGGGAAGACAGAATTCTAAGCTGAACTGGCTTCGCCGTTTAG